GCAAAGGTAGAAATGCAATTGCTTTATATATCGATTAAACATGATGGATATACCCAGCCTATTGTTACAATATATGACAAGAAGAAAGATAAATATATTATTGTTGATGGATTTCATCGGTATTTTGTAATGAAACACTATAAGGACATCTATGAAAGTACAAATGGAAACCTACCTGTTGTCATAATTGATAAAGATATAAACGATCGAATGGCATCAACTATCCGACATAATAGGGCACGTGGGAAACATAGTATACAGGGTATGTCGAATCTTGTATTTAATATGTTGGAAAATGGATGGGCGGACGCTGAAATATGTAATGAGTTAGGAATGGAAGCCGAAGAGATATTAAGGCTGAAACATATCACCGGCTTTTCAAAGTTATTTAAAGACACAAAATATAAAAGAGCATGGCAGACGAAAAGAATGATAAAAATTAAACAGGCGGAGTCTGTCAATGCCTGAAAAGCACGGACGCAAGCAAGCAAAACTCACGCCAGAGATGGAAATAATAAAATATAAACCGCTTAAACACGCTTTGAAAATTTTCGTATCTGATGAATGTGCACAAGAAATGGCTTTTGGAAAAAAATTAATGCTTGGTATAATGTATCCAGAAAAACAGATCAAAGTCGAGGTCGAGAAAAGTTAATTTATGTCGGGTAAAAACAAAGTAACCAACATCGAAAAAGAGGATCGGGTAACTAAGATTATCAAATTATTAGTTGTTGGGATGGATGGAATTGAAATTGTCCGATATATTAAAGAAAAGTATGATTGGGATATTTGTGAATCTCAAACATATAATTACATCAAAGAGGCAAAAAAATATATTAAAGAGTTGACAAACGATGACAGATTGCATCAAATCGGGATAGCAATTAGGCGAATGTTAATAATTTATACTAAATGCACAACCGATCCAACCTACTGGAATCCAAACGCTGCAATATCGGCCCAACAGGAAATAAACAAACTGCTTGGATTGTATTCGCCGGTCAAGGTAGACATGGCAGTAACTGACCTGACAAAAAAGGACAAAGAGGATTTAAACAGCATTGATGATTTAGAGTTTGCCAACTTTGAAGAGGTGAAAGGATGATACAATTGGGATTAATACTCGTATTCTGTTATCTGTATATCAAGATAGCGTCGGTTGATGAAGTAAAAATTGACGGTGATCGTGGAGACGTGATAAAGTATCTGGCTTTATACGAGGCGTTACAATTTATAAAATCAACGAATGCCAGTACTGAATATGCAGAGATTATGCCAGGTGTATTCTTACCACTACAAAGATATGGGGAGGGTAGGGTATCGCCGAATAAGGCAGAATGGATACCGAAGATAGATATTGAATCAACTCATGGTAATCCGATAAGTGATTACGATTTCAAAATTGCGCAGGAAATGGTGATTGCTACAGACAGGGCAATCATGGAATTATTCCCTTCGGGCGGTAAGTATAAAGAGATTCCTATTATCACAACAGATACAATAGAAGATATAGACTCGCAGATACGAGAGGCCATACTTATTGGCGAACCGCAAAGCGTAATTGATGAATTATTAGACAAAAGGAATGATATAAAATAGACAACTCATTGATGGTTGATCAGATCGCTCGAATCAATACCGTATTGTCCGGGAAGTACGATGCTGATATTCAGGCTAAGATAAAGGCCGACGGATTATCATTGACTATTGAGGAATACCGCTACAAATACGCTGCCGCCAAAGACCCGTTTTATTTTGTCAAGAAAATTCTGAAATATGACAAACTGAGGATTGATACTCATTGGGACATGTGTCAGGAAATGCGTTTTGATCGTAAGAAATACAAGCGTATACTCAGGCTTCGGCCACGCCGGATATACAAAACAACGATATATAATATCTCAGGTTGTCTTGATATGCTCATTGAAGACCCGGAATCTAATATCTTGATATTGATGAACAACGCCACAAATGCCCGGAACAAACTATCTGAGATTAAAAACCAATTAGAACTCAATGCCCGTTTCAAGATGCTATATGGTAATTGGAAAGACGGATCGCCGCGCTGGCAGACGGAGTCTATTATCATCGGCAAGGCAAAAAAACGAAAGGCGGAGGGTTCTATTGATGCCGCGGGGATAGATACCGGCACAACGTCCCGGCATTATTCATGGTTAAAACTTGATGATTTAGTCGATGAAGAAGACCGCAAATCCGCGGCCAAGCGACGTGATACCAAGAATGCTTTTGAAGATGCTTTCGATTTAGTGCAAGACCAGAACTCAGGTATTGAGATAACCGGAACACCGTGGCATTTTGATGATTTATATCATTACATAATTGAAGATTTAAACCCAAAACTACTCAAAGAGGGACTTGAAACATTCCATGTGGTATGGGAAGGTGTATACAAGGATGACAGCGAAACGCTCCGCTATCCTGATTTCTTTAGCGATAACGTATTAAAGCAATTACTGACTGAAAAGGGGATAGTGTCATATAGCGCCCAGTATTTGTTAAAATGTCTACCTGATGAAACCCAGATATTCATCAAAGATAATTGTCATTATTTTGGGATTAAACATCTTGATTTGGATAACTGTGAGATATACGGCTATCACGATCCGGCACTTGGTGAATCGGAAAAAGCCTGTTATGCCCCGGTGATCACCGCCGCCATACCAAACTATTCAAGTGAAGAGGGTAACTTCGAAAAGGGTGATATTCTGATAATAGCAATGAATGTTGAAAGATATACGCCAACACAGGGCAGAAAGATAATCGCTAATCTGCATAAAAAGTATCGATACCAGATAATCGGGATTGAGGATAACGGGTTCCAGAAAATATACGCTGATTCTGTTCTAAAGGTTGAATTGGAAAAAGATCAATGGATATATGCACCGGTGGAAGGGATAACAAACTCACAAGGAAAGACACTCAGGATAGAATCATTTGAGCGGTTTTATACACCCGGAGTTGTCAAGTTTAGATCAGACTGGCAAGACGCACCGGACAATTACTCGGAGGGATTAAGCCAATTGTGGAACTACCCACTGGATGACTATCGCGATGTTCCCGATGCACTGGCCGGTCTAATGCAAACAATCAACGAATCAAACCCGAGTATGGCATAATGAAAAGCAACATAATCTTAATAGTTTTAATAGCGTGTTTGTTTTTCATATCGTTAATATTGGGTATCTGCACGTATAAAATATAGGATACGACAATAATGGATAAGGCACAAGCAATAGGGTTGATTAAAGAAATCCAGAATGGTAAGTTTGATCGAAACGAGATTGACGTTCCAAAGGGCAACACGGCAGAAGTTTTTTGGAACGACCCGATGTTTTCCTATGGTATGGAATACGGTGCTATTTTAGCGATTATGAAAATATTTGATATAAATAAAAAGGATTTAAGTGTTTGATAATTCAATAGTTTCCGATATAGTCACCGCAATTATTTTAGTATCGTTGCATTTTTTTATTGTATATTTGTCATTCCAGTGTCTATATTTGTTTTGGTCGTTGCCAATTGATAAGAAGAATGTGAAGCCAAACGAGATAGAGGTTCCCAAAACTAAAAGTATGAAAACAAGACGGCTGATATTAAACATCGCTGGATATTCCCTAACGGGAATATATTTTCTTTTGTTTGTACTCTTAGTTAGCGGGGCTTTATTTGGCTGGATTTAGAGAACACATATTACAATCCCTCGGTTATCCCACTGATATAGTCACTACAGAAAAGACGACCAAGCCCGAATTGGTTGTTGGTCATGGCTACAGTTCCGCGCTTCCATCATATCCAGACGATTATTCAGTAAAATATCAATCGGTGTTTTCTGCCGTTACTGCCGTATATAGGTGCGTAACGGTCATATCGCAAACAATAGCAAACCTTAAACTTATCGCAACGAATAAAAACTCCGGTGTGGTTATTGACATAAACGACGATCCGAACCTTAAAGTATTAAGACGACCGAATAAATGGCAAACATATTTTGATTTCTGGGAACAACATTTTGGTTATCTTGAATTACAAGGCGAAGTGCCATGGTTATTAGACATTAAACGGGACGGCCAGATAAAATCAATATTCCCATTGAGGCCAGATCGTATCAGAATAATTCCAAGTGCTACCAGTTATATCGGTGGTTATATATTTGATGTTGGGGGTGAACAAGTACCATTATCAGCAGAGGAAATACAATTCTGGAAATACTTCAACCCGAGTAATGAGTGGCGCGGTACAAGCCCAATCAGCGCGGCGGCAAACGACATTGAGCTAGAGTTGCAATCGGTAAAGGCAAATCAGAATATCTATAAAAAAGGGGCGCGGCCGTCTGGTATATTGACAACCGACAAACCGGTACAGTTGCCACAATTACAACAACTATCTGATGAATTTAATTCCAAATATACCGGTTCGGACAAATTTGGTAAGGTTATATTTCTATCTCATGGGTTTAAATGGGACCAGATGTCCATGTCTAACAAGGACATGCAGACACTTGAACAGCGAGTATATAGCGGCGATCAGGTTGGTGAGGTTTACGGGGTTCCGCCTATTCTCAGAATGAAAATGAAAGATTCGTCTGTAATTAGTAACACGAATAGTCAGATTTCTATATTCTGGGAAAATACCATAATGCCCAAAATAACCAAAACCGAACAGATAATGAATGAGTTCATTATACCCAGGATAACCCGGCGCCCGATAAAGGTGGCATTTGATAAATCTAAATCCGAAGCGTTGAAACGTGATATATTGAAACTCTCCAGTGCTATACAGCGAGTGTTTGAATATGGTGGCGCAACTCCCAATATGATATTGGAAAAGGTATTTGGCGATGCACCAATTGACAACCCGGCAATGAATACGTTTTATATCAATCCAAACCTAGTCCCGTTATTGACAGTCAATAGCAAGAAATCGGTCATAAATGAATCAGCGGAAAAACTTCAAAACGTTATTGATTCTTTGCCCAAATTCCCCGTTAAAAGTGCACTTGAATCTATTGACAAGTTAATAAAGGAAAGTGACCACAATTCATTTAGGATTAAAGTAGCCTCGTCAAGGGCAAGGTTTAACGCCATAGCAGATAAAAAGATTGCAAAATATTCTAAAGTAATTTCAAAATTATTCAAAGAACAGGGTGCGGAAGTATTAAAAAACCTCAGTACTCAGAAGATATACAAATCAGTTAGTGTAAATGCCGTTCAATTCGATTATAAGAAATGGGTTGCTAATTTCAAAGAGGCCAACGAACCAGCGATAACATCGGCTGTTGTGGATGCCAGTGAGGATTTAATATCAGAACTTGGTACCGATAAGCCGGTGAATATATCCAATCCAAGAGTACAGACCTATATAGGGTCACGTTCTGACCAATATGCCAAACAGATTAACGATACAACCAAGGATAAGATTGATAATATAATCCGTAAGGGTGTAGGTGACGGGCTATCAGTAGATGATATTGCTGAAAAGTTAGAGACTTATTTCGTATCCAATCAAACATTCAGAGCGCAATTAGTGGCACGAACTGAAATGGTAACGAGTATGAATTTCAGTCGGGCCGAAACAATGAAACAGGTTGGCTATAAAAAACATCGCTGGGTAACAATGCGAGACGCAGAGGTAAGGGATAGTCACTCGCTGGCAGATGGCCAAGAGGTTGAAATAGATTCAGAGTTTACACAACTTGGTGGTGACTATGGCGGTGACAGAACATACCCCTCCGATATGAACGAACGCTGCTTTACAATTCCAGTAAGTAAATGAAAGGTGATATAATGGATAAATCAAACAAAGTATGTTATTCGAAAATAGACAAAGCAAAACGTGGTGAGCCTGGCGATCCGATACCATTCAGATTAACAGAGCGTATAGTAGACAGAGACGGTGAAGTCATGGAGCCTATGGGTGCAAAACTGGAAACCTATAAAAAGAAAAATCCGATTGTTTTATGGTCACATAATTATGGATTAACAGATCAAACACGCCCGGCAATTGGTAAAATTGACGTGTCGTCTTTCGTGCAAACTGATGAATATCTTGACGCTGATGTTATATTTGATGTCGAAAATGATTCTTTTGCCAGAATGATAGATGGTAAATACCGGGATGGGTTTCTTAACTCCGGTAGTATTGGCTTTAATCCCTTAATAATCGGTCGTGAGCCTGTATTGCCAAAACAGACCGGCGCTACTATTTTAAAGTGGGAATTAATGGAATTTTCACCTTGTAATATCCCATCGAATATGAACGCAACTCGCAAGCAATATGAAGAGTTTTTCGATGAGTGTGAAACATTCGGCAAGGAATATGCCGTAGACAGAACTAAGTTTTTCGAAGATTATTCCGATATGTTCAAGGCAAAAGCAAAATATAATTGTGAATGTATTGATTGTGGATGGGAAACAACAACCGACAAACATTGTTCTGATATTAAATGCAATAAGTGCGGTGGTGAAATGCGCAGAGCAGAAAGGCCCGGCCCCGGTAAAACCAAAGCGGGTGCGGTGCTTAATGCCAACAACAGGGAGGCGATTAAAAAGGCCGTTGATAGTATTGACAACCTAAAGACATCACTTGACGGATTGTCGGGGACACTACAAAAGATATTAGAAACCGCCACACCGAAACCCGATGATAAGAATTATAAGCCAGACGGGGTAGACGATTCAACACTCGCAGAAGATATAACATCTACCGACGATTCGATAATTAAACAATTTAATGAGTCGATTGAGAAACTTCAATTGATTATAAAACCTATGGATATGGAATCTTTTGACACGTTGGCTAAAGTTGCCAATATGTTTAATATAGATTAATTGATAAACAGAGGCGTTGAACGTCCGAACTCATCATATAACAGGAGGCAAATATGCCCGAAGTAAAAGTCACAGTGAAAACTGCGGAAGAGATTTCGAAGATGAGTGCGGATGATAAATTTGCATACACGGCCAATCTTATCGGACAAGTCTCAGAAGTCATGCAGACAGAATCAAAAAACTCTGCCGAAACTCGTGAAAAACTGGAAAAAATGGGTACCGAGATTACGGAAGCCCAGCGGTCAGTCAGTGAATTCCAGACAGTCACGAACGAGAAATTAGAGAAATTAACCAAAGAGCAAGAAGACGAGGAAATGAAAGTCTTTGATGTTGCTCTGAAAAATTCCAAAGTCCGTAAACTCTGGGGATACGACGATGGGATTACGAAAGCAATGTATAAACCCAGAACAAAGTTTGTCGATGGAAAAGGCTATGTTAAAACCGGCGATTACGACGGCATGGAAGAATTGATGCAATTGAATGATGCATTGTTTATCATGGGTCTTGCGAAAGCGCAGACTGATGGTAACCTTCAGAATTATTCAAACTACATCAGAGAAATGGATTCCTACAAGTTGATGAAATTCGAGATGCAATCACACCCATCTATCCGATCCGAAGCAAAGAAAGCGCTCAATACCAGCGATGGTTCCGATTGGGTTCCTACTGCAATGTCGGCCCAGATGATTGATGACTTGCGGCTTGAATTGAAAGTTGGCGCTCAATTTGAGGCAATCCAAATGCCTATGCGTTCCGGCTCTTATGATGTTCCCTATAGTGGGTCCAGACGTAGGGCCTATAAAATGGCAGAATCAACCGATGATTCCAGTGAAAAAATCGGGACTGCTACACCACCTTCCGGGAAACTTACATTCACCGCCGTAAAACACGCTCTTCGGATGCTGGTATCTTACGAAATGGAAGAAGACGCCATTATCCCGATGATTCCGTTAATGCGGCGTGAAATTGTACAGGCCCTTGCGGACGCTGAAGAAGATGCGATTGTCAATGGTGATGACAGCACTACCCACATGGATACTGGTTCTGGAATCACAAGTTCAGACGTTCGGAGTTCATGGAAAGGATTGCGTTATTATGGTGGTAACGGAACAGGTTACGGCGGCAATGCTTGTGTTGATATTTCAACTCTTAGCACTTCAAATCTACGGGCAATCAGAAAGGCGATGGGTCGTTTTGGATATGACCAGCGTCAGTTAATCTGGTTGACTTCCATTAGTGGCTATATTCAGATGTTGGGATTAACCGAAGTGATGACTCTTGACAAATACGGTCAGAATTTCACAGTTGGCCGTGGTGAACTTGGCCGATTTGACGGAGCACCCATCATTGTTTCTGAATTTGTTTCCAGTGAAATGAATACCTATGGAATATATGATGGTGCAACAACCACCGATACGATTATCGGGTTGGTGAACAAAGCGGCTTTCTGGAAAGCCTATAAGGGTGGTTTTATGTCCGAACAGGATAAAGACATCGAAGTGCAGCAGAAAAAAGTTGTTATGAGCAGACGCCTTGATTTCAAACGCGTTTGGACTCCTGGCGACAATGAGGACATCGTTGGTATCGGTTACTCACTTACTGCGTAATTTTCCAAACTGAGGGATTTGCCGGGTAAACGCCCGGCGGCACCCTCATAACGAAAGGAGCGTCAAATATGAATCATGAATTGACGACTTTAATGAAGAAAAACAGACCGGGAGTTTCCCTCGATCTTTTGAAACAAAAGTTCGGCGGTCTTGTTGATAACAGTGGAAACGGCCAGGGTATGTATGATTTGCTGAAACATTTAATGTTTTCGGCGGGATTAAATCATATCGTACAGGTAAATGATTGTGAAACGTCCGGCGACTGGACAGAATCGGACAATGGAACTTTGGATTATGCCGTTGCCGCAACAGGGAAACGGGTTGGTACTAATTGCTTGTCAATTACCAACACGGCGGCGACCGACGGAACTCAGTATGTTCAAACGAAACTGATCAATGAATCTGCAACCGTTCCTGGTATCGGCGGACGCGGTGCATCGATGGATTGGCGCGACACCGACTATGTTGGTTTCTGGAAACATGCTGCAAATTCTGCGCACTTCGGGACGGCCGGAGAGTTGAAATTTGCAATCGTAAACGATGGCGTTGTTAATCCAATTTCCGGTGTTGCTCAAAGTGCAATCAACGTACCCGGAACAGCGGGAACAGTGCATCATTGGTGTGAGATTGATCTTCGAAATTATGATCGTGATAAAGTCGAAGCGATTCGGTTTTACGGGAATAATTCAAATACCTCTGAAGTAGCCTATATTGATGACATTATTCGTTACAAACTGAGTTATGGTAATGCACCGTTTTACGGTTGTGGTTATCCTATTACGTCCGGGGTAACAGTCAGTGATGGCCGTCCTGTGGCGTGGTCAATTGACGGTTTGGCCTTATCTGCAAGCGCTGCCGCAATTGCCGATCTTGGACCCGCGTGGTTAGCGGGAGATTCAAGCCGCGTTGGCGTTGCAAAACGAAGCGTATGGGCAATGGTTCCCGGATGTCAGATTGTATTGGTTCAGGCAAATGCGGCGACAACCGCCGGTGACCATATTGAATGGGCTGCCGTAGATGGAGACAATATCGGTCTGTGGGCCGATGTTACGACAACCGCAACTGGTAAGGGTGTTGCGATTGCTCTTGAAGCAGCCGGTGCTCAATATGACTGGATTTTTGCATTACTAACGAAAGTTGGTACCTCTACTTAGTTTTTCCTTCTTGATAGGTGGGGAGTATCGCCTCCCCACCATTTCTCTTAAATTAAAAGCAATTGACATTTTGAAATTTAACAAAAAAGGAGGCAACGAATGTCCGACTTAGTAGAAGTGAAATTTAAAGGTAATTTAAACGGATTTAAGGTCTATCGTGGTGATGGCTTGGTTTTACATGCCGAACCAAATAAAAAGCAGACAAATAAAGCCGATGTTCCAATTGTAAAGGCCGATCAATTACTGAAAGACTTTCCGAATGTTTTTGAGATTGGTAAGGGCCGAAAATTATATAAAGAATATGACAACAAAATGGTTGATGAGCCAGAACAAACAAAATGAGGTAGTTATGCAAATAAGATTTATAGGCAAGTTGTATCAAGGCGATGGGTTGAAATTTATGACCGGTCAGCATGATATTGTCAATGTCCCTGATGAAATTGCAACGCGATTACTTAGAGACAACTCAAACGATTTCGAGGCGCTTAAACCGACAAAGGTCATTAAACCTGAAATAGTAATTGAGCCTGAACCGGTTAGATTGTCGTTTGTTGAAAAAATGATTGCCGATCCTGATAGCGTTACCGTAAAACAAATGACTAAATATGCTGCTAAGAAATATCCAGAATTGGTTCTTTCCGGTAAAAAGGCAGACAAAATTGATCAGATAGTCAAAGCGTCTGGAGGCGAATAATGTCAATTCAAAGAATATTCCCAATCGAAGAAGCATTAAATCATAGCCGCGGTACCGAATTTAATGAAGTCGCAGCCGGAACAGGGTCTGGTGCAACGGCTACTAAGGCGGCCGCAGCGGGCGTTCGGCATAAAATCCAGCGTGTCCATGGTCATACGGATAAGGATTCGTTACTTCAATTAAAAGATGGCTCAACGGTTATATGGGAAACGGCGATTGATGTTGACGTTGATGGCAAAGAAATCGCGTTTGATCTTTCAAATTGTCCGGTAATCGGGACAGCGGGGAATGCCGTAAGCGCTGTTTTGGCATCTTCTACTACTGATTGTTATATTTCAATAGGCGGTTATTCAGATAAATCTATATAGGAGATTAATAAAATGAGTTTATTGTCAAAAATTGTTAAGACAGAAGCGGTACGATTAGTTAATGCTGTTGTTTCAAGCGTTACAACGAGCGCCGCCCAAGTAAGGGACACCGAGAATAATTTAATGAATTATCCATGTCACGGATTGTATATATTCAATCCAAGCATTCAATATACTTTACAGTATAGTTTTGATAATTCTACTTTTTTCTCAGTTCCGCCACTTGGATCAAAAGAAGTTGATGATCATTTTAATGGATTATATGTTAAAACTTCATCTGGTACAATCTCAAATGCAGAGATTCAGGTTGGCAGAAAACAGTAATTCAGAGAGGAGATAAATACGATGAAAAAGTTTATTCTTTTTCTGTTTATATTGACAACATTTGTGATTGCTCAGCAACCACTAAATCCGGTATCGTTACGCTATTATATTGAGAATATCCAATTTGCGAAATTCCATAGCGATTCGATTAACGCCAATCAGGTTGTAACCGACACGCTTGATGTCGATACATTATACTCACAAAAAGCCGAAATAGACACGCTTGATGTCGATACATTATACTCACAAAAAGCCGAAATAGACACGCTTGATGTCGATACATTATACTCACAAAAAGCCGAAATAGACACGTTATTTGTTGATACTTTGGCCGTTAATAATTTCGGTACGGATAGTTTGTGGGCAAATTGGGCGCAAATCCTAAAACTCACCGACGGCACGGCAACACTGGAGGGCGGTGACTTAACCGGTCTGGATTCTTTACAGGTTGCTAAGGTTGGTGCTTATACGCTTTATGGAAAACTAACGGCGGGCGCGATCGAAATTGAAGGCTCAAATTTCGATGTCAATGGCGGTGCTGTTGACGGTACTCCTATCGGTGCAAATTCTGCAAGTACTGGTAAGTTTTCCACATTGGCATTAGCAGATAACACTGCTGCTAAATTATTAATTGGCAGTGGCACAACCTACGTCCCCAAAGCAATGTCCGGTGACGCTACGATAGATGCAAACGGCGTGATAACTCTTATTCCATCATTAACAGGTTGGCGGGCATTGGCCCAGGGTGTATCCTGGAACCAAAGCACGGACACCTATACAAGGATTGGTTCTCTTTCAGGGCTTGCTGCATCCGCTTCGCCAGGTGATGCTGCCCTGCCTGTCCAGTCTGAAATGAAACGCTGTCTGTTGAATGATAATGGGACAGTGAACTATTATCTTGACTCTGATAATTCCATGATGAAAGAATTTACCTCTATTCCATATTCTGACAGCATTAATTATGTTAATGGCGATACGATTATTGTTACCGGAGCGACATTTTCCACTACTGCTGACACCGGGATGTGGGTGCATAACGTAGATAGTACATTATATGCAATGATAATTGGAATGTGCAGTAATGATACATTGATACTTTCTGACTCAATATTTGTCGTTGGTGATAGTCTAAATCAATACAATGCTATCCTCAATGGTGACGATGGACAGGTAGTGGTAGAAATTCCGAAATTCTACATAAAGCACGACTTGGCAAGCACTACTCATAGTTGGTATGTTAGTCTATATCATTTGCCAGGCTTTGAGATTCATCCTGCTTTTTTGAAAGATGGCCAGGTTGTGGATTATCGTTATATCGGAGCATTCGAGGCTATTGGCTATGATAATGGTACATCAGCCTATGTCAATAGTACTGGGGTTGCTGCAACAAACTGGGCCGGTGGTGCAATCAATACCGCTGCTGACAAACTCGGCAGCGTGGCCGGATATATACCGATGACTGATGAAACACGGGCGGAGTTCCGCAGCGTGGCCCGCAATGTTGGTACAGGCTGGGAACAGATGGACGCTTTCCTGTATGGAGCAGTTCAGATATTGTACCTGGTGGAATATGCTGATTTTAATTCGCAAGCCTGTATTGGCACTGGGAATACTTCCTATGATGCCTGGAATTTTGGTAATTGTGTTGGCTATACCGGATTTAGTCTGCCGGATGGCAATGCTACAAACGCCAGTAATACCGCTGAGGATGCACTTGCCGGTGCAAGTGACGATAACGATGGCATTGCAATCCGTGAATATATGTCCTATCGCGGGATCGAAAATATCTTCGGTTCAGTCTGGGATTTTGTGGACGGCTGGAATGTCAATGATTACAAGTCATACGTATCCTATCTTGATAATTATGCCGATGATACCAGTACCGATTATGTATACCAGGGAACAATGACATCGACGTCAGGGGCGTATGTTACAAATATATTGGATTATGACTTTATGATACTCCCATCGGCAGCCAGTGGCGGAAGTGCTACAACCTATATCTGTGACTATTACTATACAGCGTCGGGCTGGCGTGTCGTCCTTGCTGGCGGTGCTGCGCCTTACG